TCCAATAGGGTGGTGTGGTTATTTGAATCTGTTAATCGGTCCCCTGAATATGCATAAACCCAGTCGCCAATATATCTTAATCCTAAGCCAGTGCTAGCCGTGCTTGCGTCCGGCGGCAGACTTTCCGCCAATGCCATCTTAACTAAACTGGAGCGTTACTGCTACGTCCACAACGGCCGTGGATCCGACCTGTGCATAACTGATCTCTATAGAGTTCGCCGCCTGCACGGATAGGTTGGTGTCAATACTAACGTAATTCATGTTTGAACCGGTCGCAGTGCCGTGGACCGACTGCCCGCCCACTGCAAACACCGCGTCGCCGTTTTTCATGGAGTTTCCGCTAATTTTTATTAATCCCACAAACTCTTCTCCGGCCCCATCTGCAATATTTGAGCAAGTTATGTTCTTTATCGAGCTCATCCCGCTAGCTACGGTAAAACTGGAACTGACGGTTGCACCGGCAAGTGCGCTTAATGCTTGAAAGGACGTGCTACCGGTTACGACTCCGGTTCTGGTTACGACTATTGCCATTTTTTATTCCTATAGTGAAAGCCGGATTGGTCCAAGCTTCGCTAATGTCGGCCGCCTTCCGGCGGTAATCATCTTGGCGATGGCGGCCGCGCCGAGGGTGCCTATAATTTGGGCTTTATTGCTTTCAATGCTACCCGAAAGAGTAGTGAAAGCCCCTTTGAGGTCGCCACCTAAAGCAGTGCTAACGGCTCCCGCAGCGTCCGTAGCATTGATCAGGCTGAGCGCGGTGCCCGTTTCGATAACGCCTAGGGTGAAAACTTTAGAACGTCGGCGACTGCGCTTCCGTCGGCGGGCCATACTGTGCCAGATAGCCACCCCTTCTTAAGTTACTCTGCTATGCCCGGGCTAGGGCACTTGCATTGCCTGGTTGGAAGACACATCTGCGGATTATCCTCTATAGAGGTCTCCCATACGTCGCAAATTATAACGGGAACGCCGCACTTTTTGCAGTCGTATGTATGGATATCATCGCTGTAGCAATAATGGCAGACCTTATACTGCCAGTATTTCTCCAGAAGATTATTAATTAGCCTGGAGGCATTGATATGCTCGGCCATTATCTTAAGCTTCCACTCGCGGCGAAGGTTCACCATAGTGTGGATAGTCTCGTAGCCGAGGCGGTTACTCATCCTGCGCTCCCGGTTTGCAGTAACCGCACAACAGATCACTAAGCTGGCTCTCGTAGAATAGAACCCAGCCGCACCGACGGCATAACTTAGGACGGTTGCTCATAGTTTCACCCATACAATCCTCACACTGAGCATATATATAAACCTTAGTACTATTATTATTATTATTAAGAAAAGCGATTTACTTATATACTACTTTCTATAATCAACAAAGTAGCAACCAAAGGGAGACCTTTTGTTTAAGGGGATTATTCATCGATGTTTTTAGATGAAATACCGATGTTTGTCGATGTTTCGTCGCTGTTTGTCGATGTTTTGATGATGTTTGGCAGATCGATGTGCGATAAAATTAGACTGAGGAGTGGGTTATCTTTTGTTAGCTCCTTAAGCGCCGTACCGGCAGGGTTAAGCGTCTCGACTATTCTTTTAGCTTCCCTCACCTGGGGAGCGACCGTTGCAAAAAAAGAAGTTTTAAAATCTTTTAGCAATTGTTCGTTATCTGTAAAAATCTCTTCCAGTACCGGTTTTAGTAAATGCACCAAGAGTTCGCCACCCTCCGGAGTGACGTCCTGGTCAAAGCGATCTATCCACTTTTGCACCGACCGGTCAGCAATTACTTTAACCAGGTAAAAGTAGAAGATTCCCCATAAGGCGAAATAAATGAGCAGTAATTGGGTGTCGAGTTCCATATTAGAAGCGTTTACCCCCCCCTAAATGAAGATGTGAGCGATTCCCTCGATTACTATATCCTCAGCCCAGCCCTTTTTCCTCATGCAGTTAAGAATTTTTAAACCGCGTAATGGGTCTTTTACTTTTTGGCCTAATATTGTAATGGTCGCCGGGTGCGTTTTAAGGCATATGTAAGCGTCGTTCGCGAATTTAGGCTGCTCTGCTGTGCTGACGCCAGCGTCATCTATTGCTACGATTATAGCCGCTTTAATTTCACCCGGTAAATCCTTGAGATCTTCCACCGCCTTATCGACTATACCTTTAGCCGGTCCCCAAAAAATAACGCCGAGGCTACCAACCGTCACCAGTCCCGCCGCGGCTGCGCCGGCTAACGCGATCGCCGGTACCGTGAAGGGTTCGGATAGCGTCGCCTCTGCGAGTAAATGATTGTTATATTTTTCGTAGGCTTTTCTTTGCGCCTTGTTCGCTTCAACAAACTCGGTGCCGTTGTAAATCCAGCCCACTTAAGCCCCTATTGTGTAATCGTGGTAGTCGAGTCTGGATCCGCCCGGATTTAATTTTTCCCATTCAGCAAAGGATAAAAAAGCGACTACGGGCGGCTCCAGCCCGTAAAAGTCCTCAGGTGGTGCTCCCGGTAGCGCGTCGCCAAGTAATCCGCTCTTAGCAAACAGGGCTGCTGCTATCAGGAGCGCTCCCAAATCCATCGCACCCATTTATCGCTTCCTCTTCTTTCCTGCTGGCGTCTTTCTGAAAGCAACCGCCATCTTTTTGAGGTTAAGCTTTCCGTTACGGTAAATAAAGCGGGGCTTTTTGGAGTTAGCTTTCACAAACTTGTTCCAGGCTGATAACTTCCGCTTGCGCTTTTTGGGTCCGCCATCTCCAATCGCGCCGGGGTCGCCCTGCATTCCTGCCCTAAAGCCGGCTGCGTAACCTTGTTCGTAGCCTTCAGTGAAATGAATGCTGATATTTTCTTGCTCTATAGGATTATAGCGAGCCATATCGAAGGTCTTGCGGCGAGGCATTATTCAATCCTCCGGCCGATAAACGCAGCAGTCACGGGGATTTCATCGGCAGAGTCAGTCGCCACCACTAAATTTAAATTGGTTTCAGGCGGCAGGATAAAGTGGAAGGGTGTGTTAAGCTGCTGGATAAGCAGGGCAGCCGTTCCGTCCGTCAGCCACTCCATAGTTATGATGCCATTAAGCGTCATCAGCAGGTGCAATTCCTCCCCCGCTCCGAAGTTAGCAAGGTTCGCGGTTACCTGCACCCGGGAGAGCAGTGCAACCCTGCGCGGTCCGTCAATATTGAATAGAGTTAGCGCGTCGGTATTGTCTACGTTCTGGCTACCGGAGAAGCCGTAGTAGTACGGACCGACCGGGAATAGGCTTGTATTGCTTGCGCCGGTGAAGGTCATTATACCGCACCGTAAACTCTGCCAGTGATCGCTACTAAAAGATTGCGATTAGCTTCCTGATTTGTTTTGCCCGTGCATTTAACTCTAGTTAAAGGCGGAAAAATCATAAATAAAACGGGGTCGGGGTTGTTTTGCCCAGAATTGGACCCTGTGGTATTATAAGCGTTCATTACGACGTCATTTAAATAGATTCTATAGGTAAATACGTCTGCCTGACCGCTTAAATCATTAAACTGTACTTTAGCTACAATTAGTCCCGTTCCAGTAGTAAATTCCAATAGGGTGGTGTGGTTATTTGAATCTGTTAATCGGTCCCCTGAATATGCATAAACCCAGTCGCCAATATATCTTAATCCTAAGCCAG